GAAGGCGCTGGAGGCCCACGGCGGTGCCTACTTCGGCAACGCCTGCCGGCTGTCTGGGCTCATGGAGTCCGACAACCCGATCACGGTGGAAACGGCCGAGCGGCTGCGTGAGCAGTTTGAGCGGTTACACAGAGGCGCTGACCGAGCCTTCCGCACGGCCGTGTTGCCGCAAGGCGTGAAGTGGAAGGACGTTCAAGGCACGAACGAATCCAGCCAGTTTCTGGAGTCGCGGGCGTATCAGGCGATTGAGATATGCCGGGCCTACCGTGTGGACCCGTCTTACATCCAAGACAAGACGAAAGTTGGCTACGCCAGCCAGGAGCAGGCCGCCATCGACTTGGTGCAGCAGACGCTGCTGCCGTGGTTCCGCCGTTGGGAGTCGGCCATCACCCGCGATCTCGTCGTACGGGATGACGTGTATTTTGCTGAGTTTGACACCCGTGGCCTGTTGCGTGGCGACTTAGCCGCTCAGAGTGCGTGGCTGCAGACGATGCTCTCCACCGGCATCTACAGCGTCAACGAGTGCCGTGAGGTTCTGAATATGAACCCAATTGGCCCCGAGGGCGACCAGCGGTACATGCAGATGAACCTGACCACGATGCAGGGCATCGCTGCGGATGCCAGCGTCGGCAACGCTGGCGGGGCCGCACCGGCCGACAATCTGCCCGTTTCGTACACCGACGAATTGCTCAACGGAGAGACGCCGCCGGAAGGCGCCGTTAAGCCTGCCGGCCCGATGCCACGATCTCGCAAACCTCGCAAGAAGAAGTAACTCCATGGAACTGGAACGCCGCTGCGTTGCCCTGCCGCTGACGATGGAGACCCGCGAGGCGGGCAAGGCTTACATCGGCGGGTATGCCGCCAAGTACAACGTCCGCAGCACTCTGCTGGGCACGTTCCGTGAACAGATCCTGCCGGGGGCGTTCAATCGTGCCCTGAAAGAGCAGTCTCACCCCGTCGTGGCTCTCTGGAATCACGACCCCAACTTCGTGCTGGGCTCGACTCGCAGCGGCACGCTGACGGTGGACACCGACGACGAGGGCATGCGGTACTCGGTGGAAGTGCCAGACACGCAACTGGGCCGTGATTTGTCCACGCTTATCACCCGCGGCGACGTGTGGGGCTCAAGCTTCGCCTTCGTGATCGGCGAGGAATCATGGGGCAAGGACGAGGACGGGACGGCCCTTCGCAACGTCGTTTCCGTGGAAGGCGTCTATGACGTTTCCCCCGTGCTGACGCCAGCCTACGAGCAGGCCACCACCGGCGTGGCGGTTCGCTCCTACGAGCGGTTCCTACAATCGCACCGACCGGCGCTGAAGCTGCCGGCTCTTCGACGGGACGCGAAGACCGAGAAGGCGATCCGTAGGTTTCTGAGGCAGCATGGCCACAAAGTCGGGTGATGTTTGCGAGTGCCGGGCGGCACGTTATGGCGTGTATGCGTCGGTGGACAGGGGCGGAGTCTGCACTCGCTATCTGCGATGCCCAGCGTGCCGCAAGACGGCAAAGCACGTCGTGAAGTCGTGCGAGGTGCGCCGACGCTCAGTACCTAACTAGGTACTCACGCCACGCCCTGCGTTCTGCAAGGAGTGGCACTCGTGGCTCTACGGTGCGGATAGGTCACCACCTACCGCACACAGGAGCCACACGCATGGCCGCCACCAAAGTCAAAGAGCTTCTCGACGAACTCGCCGCGACCCTCGCCGAGCTGGGGATGCTTGAGGACGCAGCTGAGGAGCCCGTAGAGACGGCGATGGAAGGCGACGAGAAGCCCGCCGACGAGGGGCAGCGTTCGGCCCTTGCGGCGACTGAGGCTCGGCAGGCGAAGTACGACGCCCTGCTTGCGAAGGCTGATCGCATCAAGTCGGCGATCGCCAAGGAAGAGGCCCGTGAGGCCAAGAAGGCCGAGCTTCTCAAGACGCTGAACCGTGCGGCCCCGGCCGTCGAGGCTGCCAAGACCCGCATCGAGGCGGTCAGCGCCCGTGGCTACCGGCCTGGCGTGTTTGAGTCGCCCGAGGTGGCCCACCGCTGCGGCCAGTGGCTCAAGGCTCACTTCGGTGATCGTCAGGCCCGTCAGTGGTGCTCGGACCACCTCGGCGCTGAGTACCGCGACATGGGCGGCCAGGTGAACAGCCTCGGCGGTGCGCTCGTGTTTGAGGACTTCAGCAACACCATCATCCGGCTCGTCGAGAAGTTCGGCGTGGCGATGAACGTTTTCCAGAACGTCACCATGTCTTCGGACACCCTGCTGGTGCCAAAGCGTCTGACCGGCGTGACCTCGTATTGGCTGGGTGAGAACTCGACCATCCAGACGAGCGACCCGACCGCGACGATGGTGCAGCTGGTGGCCAAGAAGCTGGCCTGTGCCACGAAGGTCTCCAACGAGCTTCTGGCCGACAACGCCATCTCGGTTGCGACTTGGCTTGCTCAGGAGTACGCAACCTCGCTTTCGTCGGCCATTGACGATGCGGCGTTCAACGGCACGGGCACCTCGAGCTTCGGCGGCATCCGTGGCCTCGCCCAGATCGACGACGGCACGCACACCGCTTCCATTCAGTCGGCTGCCAGCGGCAACACCTCGGTGGCGGCCCTGGACATCGACGATTATCTGGGTGCCCTCGCCAAGCTGCCCCGGTACGCCATCGGCACGTCGGCTTGGTACATGCACCCCAGCGTGTACCACAACAGCGTGCAGCGGATGATGCTGTCGAGCGGCACCGCCGGCTCGGGCTCCATCGGTGCGCTGTCCGGTGGCAACACGGCGGCGAATCTTGCTCAGGGCACTCCCAATACGTTCCTCGGCCTTCCGGTCGTGTGGGTGCTGAGGATGACCGCTGCCCCGACCACGGGCACCATCGCTGCCTACGTTGGCGACCTGTCGCTGGCTGGCATCATGGCGGTCAAGAGCGACATGCAGGTGGCCACGTCGGCGGATCGGTACTTCGAGGCCGACCAGACGGCGTTCCGCGCCATCCAGCGGCTCGACATCAACGTGCACTCGCTCGGCTCCAACAGCGAAGCCGGCCCGGTCGTGGCGCTCAAGCTGGCCTAACCCTGACACCCTTCCCTGGAGAACCTGACAGATGAATCACCACAGTGGTGCCCGGTCGGTGACGAAGGCCGCTGCGAGCGTTGCGGCGAATGCCACGCATTCGCATGAGATCGACACGGCGGGCTTCAAGTACGCCAGCATCGACGTGATCTTCAGCCCGTTTACGGCTGCCACCTCGGCCTACGCCAGCGTGCTCAAGGTGCAGGAGTCGGACGTTAGCGGCTCGGGCCAGGCGGACGTGACGGGCCTTTCGGTCACGGCTGGTGCCGGCTCGACCACTGGCAACGTCGGTGCCGTGGCCCGGTTCAACGTCGATCTGCGTGGCCGCAAGCGCTTCCTGACGGTCGTGACTAGCCCCGGCAACACGGTTGCGGTGGCGACCAGCGCCCGGCTGAGCAAGGCCGAGCAGCACGCCACGACGGCCACCGAGGCGGGCGTGAACAACGTCGCCAGCCTCTGATCGCTGGACACGACGAGTACAACGCCCACATGCGGGCGGCTGGGTTCGCCCGGCCGCCCGTTGGCGTTTACACAGGAGCCACTCGTGAAAGTCCGTGTCGGCAGTGTCGAGCACGATCTGAGAGTCGAGGCCGCTTTTAGCGTGCCCCGGCTCGGGTTTCAGGACAACTTCTTCTGCACAATGCAGAGCCTGCTGCCGCTCGGCATTCGCCCAACAAAGTTCACCGGGGCATTTTGGGAACAATGTTTGGATCGTGTCCTTCTGGACATGCTTGAGCGGACGGATTGGATTCTGGTTGTTGATTTCGATTCCGTATACGAAGCCGACACGATCCAGCGGTTGATGACGGCGGCTATGGTCAGCGGCTACGACGCCGTGGCTCCGCTGCAGACCAAAAGAGACGAGGGCGTGCCGATGTTTACGCCCGAGGGGCACGGCGGCACCATCGGCATGGTGCAGTTGCCCAATTCATGGTTTGAGTCCGTGGTGCAACCCGTGGACACGGCCCACTTTGGGTGCACGCTCATTCGCTCTGCCGCTATCAAGCGGACGCCGGCCCCGTGGTTCCTGGGGACGCCGCGGCCGGATGGGCACTGGGGAGATGCCCCTGAAGGTGAGCCGACGCGGGTGGACCCAGACATTCATTTCTGGAAGGCGTTTAAGGCCGCCGGCAACACGCTTGGGATTGCCCCGCAGGTGGCCATCGGCCACGCCGAGCTCAAGTTCACGTGGCCGGGCCGGGATCTCAAGCCCGTCTATCAATCGCCCAGCAACTACTGGAACCAAGGCGGGCGCCGCCCGGCCGAAGCGTGGGGAAGCATCGAGCACGGGGAGGCGAGCGCATGAAAACTGACCAGTTGAAGATCCGGTTCGTCCGGCCCTACCAGGCGTACCGCAGGAATGACGTGCTCGTGATGGATCGCGGGCCGGCGAAGAGCTTGATTCTTCACGGCTACGCGACCGAGCACGTTGAGGATCAGCAGCTGCTCGAGGTGGCAGCAGTTGAGCGGCGAGACGTTGAAACAGCCGACGCACCAAGACGGAGAAAGCGCCGATGAGGTATCGCAGTCTCGTTCGTGCCGCAGAGCCCGCCAGCAACCCGGTGACGCTGGCCGAGGCGAAGCTGCACCTGCGTATCGACAACACCGACGATGACACGCTGATTGCCAACCTCATCACGGCCGCCACCCGCTGGGCCGAGGACTACTGCGACCGTACTTTCTGTCACACGCAATGGCAGATGAGGGCGGACTCGTTCTACGGGGCCATCGGCAGCCCAGTGCAGTTTGGGCTGAAGGCTGACGGCAACAACATCGAGGGCCGCCAGGGCACGGTGCCGCAGCTGGATCTGGAGTTGCCCCGCCCGCCGATGGTGGCCACGGGCACCGCCACAAGCGTCACAATCACGTACACGCCCGCCGTGAGCGGCACCACGGCCACGCTGGACGCCACTGAGTACCGGGTGGACCGG